CTCTTCATGGGGGTTTGATGGATGAGTATGAGAGAGTTTCTCTTGATGGAGATTCTAAGGAGAATGTTAATTGTACTTATGTCTTTAAAAAGGCTGGCTCCCAAGTAATCTCGTCAGGAGATATTAAATCATTGGACACCTCAATAACTGCGATTCCTTTAGTTCTTTATTTGATGTTTGCTCAAATTTGGATTCGTCGTGATGATGAGGATCCTCACTATCGTACATTCCAGTATATCCTTGAGTCATGTGCTGAACAGCTGGCTGGTAAAACGGTTCGTTGGATAAAGGATTTTGTTCTCTTGATTGGAGTTATGCCTTCTGGTTCTTTAGAGACATCTCATGGTGATTCTTGGATTGTTGGAATTGTTTATTGGCTTGCTTATATCTTCCATGTCATGGAGAAGGTTGATATAAAAGTGCGACGTTCCATTTGGAGGTATTTAGCAGCTCGTTTTATTGCTTTGTTTGTTTATGGGGATGATTTTCTTCAAACTTACCCTAAAACGTTAAGGAGTTGGATTAATGTTGAGGGTTTTACTGCCTATCTTCAAACCTGTCATAAAATCCAAATGAAAAACATGCAAGAGTTTACAAGTTGTCTTACTTATCTTCATGTTAGAAATAACGAAGTAATTAATAGAGTTTATACTGGACCATCATATCTTAAAAGACATTTTATTCGTGCTGATAATTTTAATCTTCAACTTTATGAGCCTAAGATTGCTTCAATTGTGTCATGGAGGCCTGTTCCTCAGTATTTTTGGCGTGCGGGTGTTCCTCGGGATAGAGCTGCTCCAATTTACCTTAATTTGGCCAGGTTGATAGGGCTTGCTTATGACACTTTGGGAATAGACCCTGTATCCTATAATTTTGTTAAGACAATTTATAATTGGACCTATGAGATAAGTGCAAAATTGGTTGGACCTGCTTTTCTTGTAGCGAACATGCCCGAGTGGTTAGAAGCGGATGTTAAATATCTTCGCAAAATTAACTTCAGGCTTGCTCATAATAATTTTCCTTCTAGACTTGAGCTTCTTCGTCTCAATATTCTTGATCGTGAGCATCATATGCCTAAGAATGTTGGGACTTGGCAGGAGCATATGGAGGATTTTGATTGGT